CCCCACTGCAAAGAATGGTTCTACTTCGACATGATCGGCCGCGCCGAAGACCGCGAAGAATACACCGCCAATCTCGGCATCACTTTGCCCAGCGACTACCGCTCCCTCGTCTGGTCCAAAGACGCCCGCGAAACCAACGGCCAGTGGAACGAACGCAAAGTCCTCGAAACCACCACCTACATCTGCCCCCACAACGGCTGCGAGATCCGCGAGATCCACAAGCAGCCCATGGTCGACGCCTGCGAAGAAAAACGCCACAACCTCCTCGCCGCCCCCAATCGCCGCTCCTTCATCATCCCCAGCTTCTACTCCCCCACCATGTCCCTCGGCCGCATGGCCTGGGCCTTCCTCGATTCCCAGAAAGACTTCTTCGGCCTCCAGGACTACTACAACTCCCGCCTCGCCCGCCCGTGGATCGAGCAGCTCGCCAACGTCAAAACCGAAGACATCCGCAAGCTCCGCGATCTCTCCAACTACCGCCGCGGCATCATCCCCCGCATGCCCATCGCCCTCTTCGCCGGAGCCGACGTCGGAGACTTCGCCACGCATTGGAACGTTGGAGCCATTTTTGACAACGACGAAATCGCCCTCATCGACTGGGGCACCGTCCTCACACCGGAGGATCTCATCGCCGCCTCTCAGCAGTGGAAGTATCAAGTCGCAGGCACAGACACCGTCCTCTCCGTCTCCCGTGGCCTCGTCGATGCCAAAGACCAGACCGTCCGCGTCTACAACATGTGCCAGGCCTCCGGCGGCTTCTGGTGGCCCGCCTCCGGCTCAGACTCCCGCACCGGCTCTTGGGGCTTCACCCCGCTCAAAACTCACCAGCTCGATCGCTACACCTTCAACTCCTTCCAGTTCAAAAAAGAGCTCTACATCAATCTCCTCCAGAAGCAGAAATCCCCCCGCATCTACCTCCCCGCCGATGCCGATGAATCCCTCATCGACGGACTCTCCGGCCAGCAGCTCATCATCGTCAAAGGCAAGGAGGAATTCAAAAAGATCCCCAACGACCACTACGGCGACTGCCTCATCCGCCTCCTCCTCGCCCGCATCATCTACCGCGCCGAGCACGGCCACGGCGCCCCCGACATCCCCCCCGAAGAAGAAGCCACCACCAGCCGCGAATACATCCTCAAACAACCCGCATGAAAACACCACCCTTCCTCACCGAGCTCCTCTTCGCCCCTGGCCAGCACCCGCATTCCATCGGCGTCGTCATCGTCCCCACTTTGGCGGAGATGCATCAAATCCTCGCATCATCCGGAGCCTCAACACCCCACATCATCGAAGCAGGCGGCGGCCCACCCCGCGCTGCGTTCTGGTGCGACTACGACAACCCGGACAAAACCAAACTCGGCTACGTCATCTTCGCTGGTGAAGCGCTCGATCCGTCCATCATGGTTCATGAGCTCACACACGCCGCCTCCTTCTTTGTGAACTGCTACGTCATGAGGAGCAAAGCAGTCCAGGCCAAAGAGATCGAAGAGCAACACGACTACTTCGATGAAGCGCTGGCTCACACCATCGAAACCCTTTTTGAGCAGCTCTTCGAATTCGTTTACACCGCCGCGCCCCTCAGCCACCGATTTATTCCATGAACGGCACCCCTCAAGCTCCCAGCTCCACCGTCTACCTCTCCGGCAGCATCTCCAAAGACCCCGGCTTCAAAGCCAAGTTTGATTACTGGGAAAACTGGATGCTCAAACAGCCCCGCGTCAAGCGCTGCCTCAATCCCACCATCTTCCCCGGTGGCTGGTCCTACTCCGAATACATGGAGCATTGCCTGCTCATGGTCCGCCATGCCGATGTCATCGCCATGCTTCCATGCTGGCAGTCCAGTCCCGGAGCCAAAGCCGAACTCGCCTACGCCCAGAGCCTCGGCCGTGAAGTGATCTTCCTCGAAGCCGGGCACCTTTGACACCCCCGCTCCCGCGTGGACGTCCAAAGTGCTCTCATCGAATCGCTCGTTAAATTCTATCCCGTAGCCTCCATCGAGGCCCTCTGGAAGCAGGCGCTTGATGCCCTCACCAGCCGCAGCACCAGCGCCATCACCATCAATGCAACCGGCTTTGACGGCCAGACCTCCAGCGGCATCGCACTCTCCGGCCCGGACGAAATCGCCAATTTCATCGGCGCTTGCAAAGCCGCCATCAAACAGATCAACGGAGACACCACCACCGACTCCTCCAACCTCGGCACCGGCGTCTCCTTTGGCCGCCGCTATCTTCAAGTCTAAAGCACCATGGGTAAATCCAAATACCGCCGCCGCGGCACCGCCGCCCAGACCTCCGGCCCGCGAGACTCCGCCGTCGTCAACACCGGCACCGGCAGCATGTTCTACCTCGCCAATGGCGGCTTTCAGTCCGCCGGCACCAGCGACTCCCGTGGCTACATCTACTGGCCCACCACCGACACCCGCCGCCAGATCACCACTTGGACCCGCTTCGAAGTCGCCCGCAAGATCCAGTTCCTCTACAATCACTTCGGCTTCATCCGCCGCCTCGTGAATGGCATGTCCCGCATGCTCGGCTACCTCACCCCGCAGCCAGACACCAGCGATGAAGAATGGAATGAGCTCGCTTTCGAGACCTTCATGTCCATCGCCGGTTCCGCCATGGTCTGGGATCAGGCCGGCAAGTTCGATTTCTTCTCCGGCCAGATCATCGACAACCAGTCCATCTTCCGCGACTCCGACACCCTCGCCGTGAAAACCCTCGGACCCGGAGGCCGCGCCCGCATGGCCTATTACGAGTCCCATCAGATCGTCAACCCACCCAACAGCGGCACCGATTGGATCGACGGCGTCCAGGTCAATCGCGGCCGCCACATCGCCTACGGCATCAAAGACGGCGACGATCCCTCCCAAGTCCTCCCCATCGAAGCCTGGAAGTGCATCTACATGGCCCGCTTCGAAAATCGCGGCCAGATCCGCCCCCTCTCCATCCTGCAGTCCGCCGTTCTCAACATGATCGACGTCCTGGAAGTCCGCGGCTTCCACAAGACCAAAATCAAAAACGCCTCCCGCATGGGACTCGCCATCGAGACCGATTACAACGCACCCGCCGGAGCCCGCACCGGCGGCTTCGGCAGTCCCGTCTCCAAAGTGGAAGCCATCATGCCAGACGGCAGCACCCAGCAGATCGACATGGAGCTCGTCCTCAACGGTGGCATGACTCCGAATCTCGCTCCGGGCCGAAAGGTGAAAGTCATCACCGACGACTCTCCTTCGATGAACAATCAGGAGTTTGAAAAAACCCTGCTTAAAGACTGCTGCAACGCCGCCGACATCTCCTACGAACGCCTCTGCGACATCGCCGGAATCACCGGCCCCGGCATCCGCGTCCTCAATGCCGACGACAAACGCTGGGTCCTCCTCCACCATCAGCAGCAGGCCAAACGCGTCCACAATCAAGTCGTCTACACCCTCGCCATCGAGATGGACGCAGGCCGCCTCCGCCAGCCCAAGCTCAAGCCCGGAGAACTCTGGACCAACCGCTTCCAATACATCGGCCTCGCCGCCCCCGACATCGACGGCGGCCGCACCGCCCAAGCCACCCTCTCCGATCTCCAAAGCGGACAATCCACCTGGCTCGAAACCTGGGGACAGAAAGGCGTCTACTGGAAAAAAGCCATCCGCCAGGGCATCGCCGAAGTCATCTTCGCACAAGCTGAATGCCTCCGCATGGAAGCTCTCGCAGGACTCCCTTCCGGCAGCGTCACGCCAGAGCGCGTCTTCCCCACTCGCTTCGGCATCACCTCCCTCACTCCACCACCTCTGGCATCACAGCTGCAAGTGGACCCCAAGAAAGTCGACGGAGACAATCCCGACTCCGACAATCCCGCCGAAGCCACCGACTGATTATGGAACTGAAAGCCTGCACAATTTGTGAGAAGTGTTTTCCTGTAGGATCTGATGATATCGGTTCTTTTGGAGACGATGCTCCTGCCACCAGGTATGCGGTATGTAGAGGGTGCCATGAGTCAGGCGCTCACCATCAATGGCGGGAAAAAGCCATTGCTGAGATCAGGAGCTGTAACGTGGGCTTTATTTCAGAAGGAAATTTAGCAGCTGACAACCGGCAAATAATGGCTTGGAAGAAACATGATTCACGCATCCAGGATGGAGTGTGCCCGAATGGCTGCGCCGCCTTGGAAATGGTTGATTCCCACAATGCTGAATGCCCGGTTTGCCACTTCAGTTTTTATCAAAACTCCGGTGTTGAGAAAATCATTCTCAACCAGCCAATCTCTTAATTATCTCCAGCCATGAAGCGCCACCTTCCCCGCATCGCCGCCCGCCTCTACGCCGAGCCCTGGCTCATTCGCAAGTCTTCACAAGACGCCCTCCTCACCCAGTTCCGCGCCGCACTCCAGAGCCCCAAGCAGCTCCGCGCCGGTTACCTCAGCGAAGAAGAAGACGACGAAGACAACTTCCCCATGCAAGTCCAGCAGCGCGCCGACATGGACTGCCTCGCCTGTTTGGAAATTGATCAAGGCATCGCCATCGTGCCAGTCTCTGGTATCCTCGGCAAGCACCTCTCCATGATCGAAACCCTCTGCGGCGGTTATGATCTCGATACCCTCGATGCCCAGTGCCTCGCCCTCCGGAATCGTGCCGATGTCCAGACCGTCCTCTTCCACTTCAACACCCCCGGAGGCGCCGCCGCCGGAGTCGCCGACTCCGCCCAGTGCATGCTCGATCTCGCTGCTTCTGGAAAGCGCACCATCGCCTACTGCACCGAAGCCTGCAGCGGCGGCATGTGGCTCGCCGCCGCTTGCGATGAAATCTACTGCGGCCAGTCCTCCGCCATCGGCTCCATCTCCGCCCTGTGCGCGATCCTTGACGAATCCGAAGCCTTCAAAATGGAAGGACTCCAGATGCAAGTCTTCACCGACGGCGCACTCAAAGGAGCCGGCATCGAAGGCACCACCCTCACCGAAGCCCAGCGCGCCGACATCCAGGCCCGCGTCAACTACATCGGCGGCATGTTCAAGACCTTCATCACCAGCCGCCGCCCCAACGTCAAACCCGAAACCATGCAAGGCCAGTGGTTCTACGGCCAGGAAGCCCCCTCCCTCGGTCTCGCCGACGGCATCGAACCCACCCTCGCCTACTGCATCGCCAGAGTTCTCGGCAGTTAAACCCAGTCCCCAAGCTTTGACATCCCCGCCGGTGCGTCCCCACACGCACCATGTTTCTACGTCACCTCCCACTCCTCGCGCTCTGCGCACCCGCTGGCGAAACGCCAGAAGCCACCACCGCAGGCTCCACTCCAGCGCCCGCGCCTGAACCCGCCCCCGTGGTGGAAAATACCACGACCCCAGAGCCGCCCAAACCCGGCGTGATCGCCCAGGCCGTCTCCCTTCTTCGCGGAGCCAACAGCAGCGCCGCCACCATCGCCGCTCTGCGTGCCGATCTCGCCGCCCGCGATGCCACCATCGCCGACTACACCGCGCAGATCACCACCCGCGATCAGACCATTCAAGGACTGAATGAGCAACTCACCACCTTCCGCGCTCAAGAAGCCCAGCTTCAATCCACCATCACCGCCCTGGAAACCCAGCGCACCGACGTCCAGACCGAAGTCATCCACCAGCTCGCCGCCTCCGGACTTCCCGAGCCCGCTCTGCCAAAAGCCAGCACCACCGCTCTCGCCGCCACTGCGGAAGAACTCTGGGCCCAAGCCGAAGCAGAGCCCGATGCCGTCAAGAAAGGCAAGCTCGCCGCTCAAGCCATGAAGATCACCGCCGGTAAAATTCACGGCAGCAACTGAAAAAAAACCCCGCGCTTTTGACAGCCACTCCCCATCACCGCTCCACATAAAATGAAACTGCTCAATACCCTCGCCATCATCGCCGTCCTCGCCGCCACCGCCCTCGTTGCGATGGTGCAGGGTCCTCTCGCCGCCGCACTCACCGCCTTCATTGGTGGTTACATGCTCACCCCACTTTCCCAAGTCACGGGGAATCTCTGTGTGACTCTGAACTCCACGCAGATCCTCACCCTCGCCATCCAGGCCTTCCGCAAGCGTGTTCCTGCTCTGACCATGATGGGAACCGACTTCACCGGCATGGCTCTCCGCAAAGACCAGGCCGCCATCGCCCGCATCCGCACCCTCCCCACCGCCAGCACCTATTCTGCCGGCAGCGGCGGTTATAAAAATGGCGCACAGTCCGCCCGTGGCCTTCTGACAGACGTTCCTCTCACCATCGACCAATGGGCCACCTGCCCCATCAAGATGGAACACATCTACGCTATTGCAGATGCCATCAACGATTACCAGGGCAGCGTCGCAGACGCCGGTTACGTCCTTGGCAAACAGATCGTCGATTACGTCCTCGGCCTCGTCGGTTCCAAACGCTTCAGCCAGAGCGGCATCTTCGCCAATGCTGATTTTGATGTGGACGCACTCGTTGCCATCGGTGAAGCCATGAACGGCAAAACCGAAAGCAACGACCGTTTCATGCTCGTCTCTTCCCCCGCCGCCTCCGTCCTCGCCGCCGATCAGCGCCTCATCAACAACCAGTGGTTTGGCAAAGAGCAGGGCGCTGAAACCATCCGCGTCTTCCGCAATGCCTTCGGCTTCCGTGAGATCCGCGAATACCCCGACATGCCCTCCAACAACGGCACCGCTCTCACCAGCGTCTCCGTGGCGAACTCCGGCGATCTCTTCACCAAAGCCGCCCACGGTCTCATCACCGGCCAGCGCGTCTACGCCACTGGCTTCTCCGCAGGCTTCACCGCTGGCTACTACAACGCCATCTACGCCAGCGCCAGCACCTTCCAGCTTGCCACCAGCCGCGCTAATGCTCTCGCTGGAACCGCAGTCGCCGCCACAGATGACGGCACCGGCGGCACCGTCACCCCCACGGAAAACATCAACGCTTTCGCGTTTGAGTCCCGCGCCTTCGCCGTCATGGCTGGTGCGCCGCCTCCGATGACCGCAGAGCTTGCCGGCCAGTTCGGCATCCCGCTCTCCACCATCATCGAATCCATGTTCGATCCTGAAACTCAGACCGCCATGGGCATGGCCAAGTGGCAGGAAGAAGGCACCGGCGATCTCTACGTCTGCCCCACCGTCCTCTACGGAGCCAAAGTCGGTGGCGACATCACCTCCACCGCTGGAGCCACCGCCGGTGTCGGTCTCGACTACGCCGGTTACATCTCCCGCACCGCTTAATCTCCTCGGTTGATTGCTCATGCCCCACGAAGCCCGGTCTCCTCTCTGAGACCGGGCTTTTTCTTTGACACCCCGCCACATTCGTTATTCGACCTTACCATTTCATACCATGTCCCTCCGCATCCTCATCGCCCATTCCCTCCCCGGCCAGCGCGGCACCCAGACCGCCCTCTACATCGGCTCCAGCGGCGCCGCACTTGAAACCTCCAAAGCTACCGCCCCCGCCCACATCGGCAGCTTCAGCATCATCAACAATCCCCCCGCCATCCGCAAAACCAACCCGAACTACGATCCGCAGGCGAAAGCTCCTCCTGCAGTCCTTGCTTCTGAGCCCGTCAAGTTTGAACTCCCCGCCGATCTCAAAGGCCTCAAGAAAGAAGAACTCGCGCATGCTCTCGCTGCTGCTTTGGATCGCATCAAAGAACTCGAAACATCCGCCTCCGATCCCCTCTCCAGCGAAGTCGCCGTCTGATCCCGTTTTGACACCTCCTCCCCATCACCGCTGAAACAGTGCAGCGGTTTTAGAGGCTCATCACGCGCCGTGGCTTTTGGTTGGGGCCACGGCGCGTTTCCTTTCACGTTTGACTCACACCTGCAGCTATGAGCAACGCCTTCATCGAAGCCGAAAAACGCCACGCCGCCAGCGTCGGAGTCCCCGGCACCCTCGTCATCAACAGCAAACGCTACCCCGCCCGCATCGTCACCGTGCGCGGCCAGGGCTTCAGAGAGCAGGGCGGCACCCTCCAAACCTTGAAGCTCTCCGCCGTCGTTTTGAAGTCCCTCCTTCCAGCCACCGAGATCATCGACAGCACCAACACCACCCGCAGCATCAAGCTCCAGCACCTCGAAACCGCCACCGATTACCGCATCGACACCGGCGGCGTCAATCTCTCCCCCAATGGCGTCTACTGGTCCCTCCGCTGCTCCCAACCCACCGCTCAATAGCAGACCATGCCCACCTGCCAAGTCCACCTCGGCACCCTGCTCAAACGCCTGAAGCAAGTCCCCCGGGATGCCCAGCGCATCATCGAAACCGCCATCGACACCGACGCCAAAGGCTTCCTCAAAGACATCGTCGCCATCACCCCGCCCTCCATGGGCAAGGCCAACAAAGAATCCCAGCGGCGCGGCGAAAACGCCGTGCTCTCAGACGTCTGGCTCGTCTACGCCACCCCCGCCAAGCTCTACCCCCTCATCAAAGCCTACGGCAGTCCAGACATCGCCAGGCAATACTGGCACCTCCTCAAAAACAAACCCCAGCTCATTCCCCAGTGGCTCGATCTCAGCGCCCCCGATGCCGTCCGCCAGCTCCAGAGCGGATGGGACGGCGGACTCGAACACCAGAAACGACGCGGCAGAAACGGCCGCGTCAAAGGGAATAAACCCACCGTCCGCATCACAGAGGCCGACATCCCCAAAGTCCTCGCCTACATCAAAGTCCAGCAGTCCCACGTCGGCCTCCTTGCCGCAGGCTTCAAGCCCGCCGCCGATGCTCTGAAAGTCTCCCTTCCAGCCTGGATACGCCGTCACGGCAAAACCCTCGGCAGCATTCGCATCCACCGCGCCATCGGCAGCTACGGCATCACCATCACCAACTCCGCCAAACACGGCCGCGCCAACGACCTGCAGCGCCGCATCCGCTTCGTCCTCCAGAGCGACAAACGCAAAAAGCGCCTCGCCCACCGCATCCGCGCAGAGATCCGCGTCGCCCTCCGCAAAAACAAACTCAACGCCTGAATTGACATCCCGCCCATGGCTCAAGCTCAGCCATCAATCCTTTCATCCTCTTCCATGAAACACCTCCGCCTTCTCTCCCTGCTGTTCCTCGCATGCACCGCCGTAGCTTCAGCCACAGACAAATCCCAGACTTCCACCGCAGTCATCGCAGGGCCCAATGCCCGCCGCAAGATCGTCACCCTTGCTGAAGACGTCACCGCAGGCAAACCTGGCTACCTCACCACCACCGGCACCGCAGGCCTCGCCGATGCCAACGTCCTCGCCAAAGCCGTCGTCAAAGGCTACTTCGAATCCGGCGGCTCCACAGGCCAGAAGGTCAACCTCGTCACCGAAGACGACCAGGCCAATCTCGGCATCACCAACACCATTGGCGACATCCTCATCCTCTCCGCCACCGCAGGCGGCATCGCACCACCCGCAGACGCCGCCACCGGCATGTATGTCACCGTCCTCGGCGTCGCCAAATCTTCCACCCTGGTGAACTTCAAGCCCCTCGCCTCCGGCGCCGCCATCCCGTAACCCCTCTCCCCACGCTCCGCCCCGCAGCGCCGGTGTCCGTTCTCTCCACGGGCACCGGCGTTTTCATGCCCAAAACTTCAAACTTGAAACCTTAAACCTTAAACTTTCCCCCTCCGATGCCCGCCCTCTCCCCACCCGCCCACTTCTCCAAAGTCCTCCACGACTACCTCTCCTCCGCCGCCGCCCTCGAATACGGCGCGCCCGCCCTCGCCGCCGTCCAGCGCCGACACCTCGGCAGCACCGACCCCATCACCAATCCCAACCTCCTCATCGAAGTCGAAGCCAACCCCGAGAGCACCGACGAATTCCTCCTCCTCAACATCAAGCTCACCCTCACCGTCCAGCTCGGCCCCGAAACCGGCCAGACCACCTCCACTCAAGCCGAGACCCAGCTCCAAGCCTTCCGCGCTTTGCTCAGCAACGATCCCGATTCCCGCACCGCCTGGGACATGTGGATCTCCACCCTCACCACCCAAGAAAAAACCGGCTGGAACCTCCAGCAGATCATCCCCGAAAAAACCGAAAGCGATCACAACAAAGACACCAACGTCCTCACCCTCACCGCACCCTACACCATCTCCAGCTTCTGGAACACCAGCCTCGCCGTTTGACATCCCGCGCCCCGCACAAGCTCAGACTTCCCCACTCCCCTCTGATCCCCCATTCCAAACGCCATGACTGAACACTACACCGCCGGAACCCGTCCCGGCTCCCTCATCAGCGAGTCCGGCCTCTTCCTCATGGACGACTTCACCGTCTCCCCGAAGCGCGACTACATGGACGTCATCGGTGTCCGCAACGGCGGCGAAGTCCCCCAGTCCCTCTACGCCGAAGGCTGGAACTCCCGCGTTGAAATCAAATTCACCGGCATGCCCATCCGCACCGCAGGCGGCGCGCTCCAGGGCATCGCCGCCCTCGAAGACGCCGACATCGTCACCTCTCTCGCCAATCTCATCGACGACGAAGTCTTCGGCATC